CTTGCCAAGCTAATTCCCAGTTACCTGTAAATACTCCAGTAATAAAATCTATAATCCCACTAAAGGTTTGTAGTAATCCACCTATAACCCCGCCTATAGTTTCTACCGCTACTATAAATACATTTTTAATAATTTCCCATGCTGTAAAAATAGCCAATTGAACTGGTAGCATAACTATAGATAGTACCCTAGATAACCCCCAAAATATATTTTTAATATGTTCTATTGATGTAGATATTGTTTGTTGCATATTTGGGAATACTTCATTTACTTTAGCTTTTACTTTGTCAAAATTTTTGATTAATAATATCGCTCCTACAGTCATGGCTGCAAGAATTAAGGCTACCTTAACACCTGGGGTAAATATTGCTCCTATAAGACCTAAGTTTTTCACTCTGCCCGCAAAGAATCCGAAGTCTACTATTAATCTTCCTACACCATCTGTCATTTTCCCTATAATTCCAATTACTGGACCCATTATTGCAGCCATACCTGCCATTCTTACTATATTCTCTTTCTGGGTATCGTCTAATGCACTAAATCTATCCATTAAATCCCCTAATTTATCTACAACTTTTATTACATGAGGGATTATTATTTCTCCAAACTGTTCAGCTAATAACCCAAATTTATTTCTTAGCACTTCTAATTGTGCTTTAACATTGTCAGTTCTAGTAGCAAATACATCATTTAAAGCTGTGTTTTCTGCCCAAGCTGTATTAGCTTTAGAGAGTGAATCAACGAATAAATCTCCTGCCTCTGTTGCTCTTAATAATGCGTCTCTAGTTCTGTATTCACTAAATCCTAAATCCTCTATTACTGCCGATACATTGTAGCCCTCCTCTTTTACCCTTCCTAAGCCTTGAACAAATGTGGTGATTGCCTGACTGGCATCTTGTTTAAATAATGTGGAGAATTCCTTACTGCTCATTCCTGCTACTTTTGCAAATTTCTGTAACTCTTTGCCTCCTGCAAATACAGAGTCATTCATCCCCTGAATTACTTTTGAGAATGCTGAACCTCCTGCTTGACTTTCTAGTCCGACACTTGACAGTGCTCCGGATAAGCCTAATATATCAGCCTCGGACATATTAGCCTGTTTTCCTGCTGCTGCTAATCTCATACCCATATCTACAATCTCACTCGCTGATGTTGCTAAATTTGTATCTAAGTGAACTATTGTAGAACCTAATCTATCCATATCATCCATTGACATCCCCATAACATTACTAAATCTGGCCAATGATGCCGAACCTTGTTCATATGACAAATTAGTTACCCTTCCTACTTTTGCAATAGTCTCGGTAAAACCTTCTATATTCTCTCTTTCTACACCTAATTGCCCAGCTGTTTCAGCAATTCCATATAGTTCTTTTCTAGCTATAGGTAAACCCTTTACTGTTGCCATATCATCAAGGGCCTTTTTTACCTCTTGTAATTGTTCTGGAGTTCCTTGTATTGTTTTCTTTACACCACTAAAAGCATCTTCCATATCAATAAAACTTTTCACCGCTACTGTACCTGCTCCAACAATAGGTAGAGTTACATGGGTAGTCATAGTTTTGCCAAAACTTTCTAAATCCTTTCCTACTCTTTGGACATCTCTTCCCATCTTTTTGGCTGTCCTTGAAAAACTACCTACGTTTTTTTCTACTGTTTGTATTGTATTGGAAAAATTATCCTTTAATTGTATAACTGCATCTAATACATGTGCCATTTTACTTATCACCGCCCTTTTTAGGCATAATAAAAGCACCTACTATCTAGTAAGTGCTTTTCGGCTCAATGTGGGCTTTTTGCCCCTTCATATACCTATTGTATTGATATATGTGTTATTGTTTATTATATTGCATTTTGAAAGGCTATTTTCTTCACCTATCTAATTTCTCATTTATGTCATTCAATAATTTTATAATTAGCCAGTTTTGTTCGATTATCATATTAGTTTGCTCAATTTGTCTTATTTCCGCCTCTGTTCCTTTCACTCTATACATATCCATTGTTTGTATTTCTTCCCTAATTAGGTCTACGAATTCTTTATCATTTACTGATAATCCTTCTAAATTTCTAGTTCGAATAAATTCCTCTAGTAATTTTTCTTGTCTTTCCTTGTTTTCTTGTTTTCTTTCTTCTTTACCCTTAAAAAGTCTATCCATATTATTGCTCCCTCCTATTATTTACCATTATTATAGCATATTAAGGGAGTTGTTTATACTGTCTATTTCCTTATTCCTTTCCTCTATTTCTATCTTCATAAAATCTCTGATAAGCTTTTGCTCTCCTGCAGGCATCCAATAATATTTTGAAGGCTCCCACCCCTTATATCTAAATAGCAAAAAAAGAATATTCGTGGTCGGATCCTCCTCTATTAGTTTTTTATATCTTCTTCCTCATCATCTGTTTCGTATCCTGACAATTCATTGATTACATTATGAAGGTCGGCTATTTCTCCAGGTAGTAACATTTTCTTTACTAATTCCTTTGGAGTAGGAACCCCATAGTGTTCAAGAAGTTTCTTATCCTTTAAATTAGGCTCGATTATTCCTTCCACACAGGTCATTAATTGCATTTCAAATATTTTCATATCTTTAATATTACCTTTTTTAGATATATCTATTGCTTTTCTTTGTATGTCTGCATAGGTTTCTCCGTCTAATGCTTGGCATTTAAATAATATTTTCTCACCTGCTAATTTTGATAATCTTTTTATCTCAAATTCCTCTGTTGGTTTCTCTGTAACTTTATTTACATCTAGTTGTAATAATCTATCTGTTAAACTCATATTATTCCCTCCTAATAATCCTTGATTTACTAAACTTTCAGTAGCTTGTTTTAATCTTTGTCCTTGTTGAGTATTTTCTATCTTCATAGTTTCCTCCTAAAATGATAGAGGGCCATATTAGCCCTCTATTAAATCTAGAAAATCCCAGTCTGTAAAACTAAATGGCAGAGTTTCCTCCCCATTCTTTTTAGCCTCCCAATCTGCAAGAGTGAGTTTCTCGAATGTCGCATCTTTTACTACCACTCTTTCCGCTCCTATAGAATCTGGATCATCTAGTTTAGACATAATAGTACATACAGTTTGTTTTCCTTGTTTTAAGTTGTCGCTTATTTTCTTAGACATTTTAGAAGTTACTTTATTTAATTTAACTTCTCCTTTTCCTTCGTATTCTATCATTTTTTTAGCTTTTGCTAATTTCCTAGTCATATTTACATCTGCATATCCTATATCAACTTCTGCTTTAAATGCTATTACTTCAGCCATATACTCTCCATCAATCCATATTTCACCCCAAGTACCATTCACAACTTGCTCTGGTCTATATGCTTGCACCATTTATATCCCCTCCTTATATGCTAATTGGTAGGAATATGTCTTCTATGGCATCTAAAATCTTTATATTAGCTGCCAAGAATACTTTATCCTTAGTGTTAGCCTCTTTTATTTCTTGTATCTCCATATCTTCTACAGTTCTACCATCTGGCGTTTTATATCCTGTAGATTTTAAATATGCTGTTTGTGCTGCAATATCTATACCCACAGAATTCTTACCCTTGTCTAATATTCCATCTAATTCTAATTGGTCAAAATAACCTTGTATAGCACTAATTAATAAACATTTATTGTCATAACTATTGGCATATTTCCCTAAATAGTTATCCTCTGCTGTTTTCTTAATATCGTCATGAATCATGTCCATACAATCTACTATTTTTATTTTCTTAAATGAATCTCCTTTTTCTTGACTAGTAGATATTAGAGAATTAACTGCTCTAGCTACCTTGATCTTTTCTCCATCATTGTAGAGTTGCAATTCTCCGTTATCTATAGCTTGGTCTAGCCCTTCTTTGTTTAACTTTTTACAGTCCACTAATTCAGGTAATGGCGCAAATGTTGCTGCTATAGTTAAAGGTGTCCCTGCAAATATCCCTGCAAATCTTGCACAATATCCACCTGGTGCATATACTTTAGTATCATCATCCATTTCATCTGCTGTAATGTTTATTATTCCTTCGTGGTCTCCTGGTGTATTTGGTAATACTGCTTTTACTTTTTTACCCTTAGTATCTCTTAAACTTTTAATCCAATTTGCTACCTCTGTTGTTTCTAAATCTGTTATTCCAGGTATAGCTAAATAATCCCATCTAACAGTTTCTAAATAGTTCATAGCCTCTGTGTAATCATCTTCTGCCCCTATCATATAAGCTATGACTTTTCTGGGTGGTCTTTGATACCCCATCAAAGCTAAATTTACTTGTTCTTTATTGTCTTTACTCATGGTGTCAGGTATATCTGCTGGTGTAAAAATCTCTATAGGATTACTTTGTGGTATAGCCCCTCTTAAAATTAAAGCCACTATGCCCCTTTGCCCTCTCTTAATAGCAGTTATCCCCTGTTCCCTAAAGGAAATATTTATACTAGGTAAACCCATTATTTATCACTCCTTTATACTTATTTCTATATCTGTTGCCTCTTCATGATAATTTATCTTTTCTATTCCATCAAAGAAATTCAAATCAAATTTAAACTGTAATATTCCATCTGCAATATCAGTTCTTATGTTTTGCAGGGTAAAATATCTACTACTAACATTTAAGATCATCCCAAAGGCTTTTTTGAGTTCAGAGGCCATCTTTAAATTTTCTAAATCTGTTTCATTCTCGGAAAAATAATTTATTACAACCATTACTTTATTTGAAGTAAAATTTGTAGTGTCGTAATTAAAATATATTGGAATAATTTGTGTGAAAAAAGAAGGTCTTTTAAATCCTTCTTTAACTTCACTTGCATATAACCTTATATCTGAAAAGTTAGTTTTTAGCACTGTATTGATTGATTTTTCTATATCTACTAAAGTGATCATATTATCACCTACTTTAACTCTTGGAATAAGTCTTCTAGCCAGTTCTCTAATTCTTCCATTATAGGTTCTTCCTGTTCTTTTACCGTTCGTTCTAAATAAAATCTACCAGGAACCCAACCAACCACTCGTCCCGTTCCCCCTCTATTTCGTTTGCCATCTTCTAAGGCACCTCCCACAACCATCCGATGCCCATGCTCCACAAGGTGATAGTGTGGTGCTTCGTTAACTACTGGTTTTTGCCACCCACCCCTAACTTTTTCAACTGGCAATAGTTTTACACCTTTTCTTAAACTCCCAGTCTCTTTAGCCATATTCTTTCTTATATTATTTCTTAGTTCCTTCCCCTCATCATCTAGTTTATCTATTATTCTATCTGGGGCCTTTCTTTCTATAGTTTTAAGTTTCTCCTGAAACTCTTCTAGGCCTTCAATTTTAAAATCAGCCATTAGTCTTCACCCTTTTCTCCACGCAATTTAACTCCATGTATGCTTTCCTACTTGCAATATCGATTACAGACTCTATTTCTAGTTCTTTGTCTTCAAATCGTATTATCATAGCTGGATGAATGTCTTTTCTATATCTTATTGTTACTCTATATTGGAGTTCTGGTCTTAATTTTTGTGCTTCTAGATATTCTTTACCTCTAATTGGTATTACTTTAGCCCATACTGTAGCAACTTCCTTCAACACTGGCACAATTTCTCCTACTTCGTTTTCTTCCTCACCATTTGGATTTAATATAGCTATTCTGTTTCTTAATTCTCCTGGGTTCATTCAACCACCCCTTCATCATATGCTAATTGAGTTAACATCATTGACACTAATTCCCTCATTTTAGCCCCTACCTTGTCAGTTGTTGTAATTCTATTTTCATACATATCGGCAACTAACATTAAACATACAGTCTTTGCAAGAAAGTTTGTACCATCAAATGTTTTACCTGTTCCATTTTTTATAAACTGTTCACCTGCTTGAATTAACCCTTCGATATAAGTATCATCTTCATCAGAATCTATTCTTAGGTGGAGCTTAGCCTCTTCTAATGTAACTATCATTTATGCACCTCCCATTAAGGGTAGAGAGGGGAATTCCCTCTCTATTCAGCTTTTTTCTTCAATACAACAAGAGAATTTTTATCTATTACTTTACCATCTACACTCATTACTGCCTTAGTTAACATATCTTCTGTATCCCAGTCTTGCTTTCTTTGTACTCCCATATCATATATGGTGTTTAGTGCATAATCGCTAAAGTTGAATAAGAAAGCAAATATTTTACCTGTTCCTAAGGATGCACTATAGCTATCCATATAATCCCCACACAAGATTACAGTTCTACCTAATAATGTCCTTTCAGGCTTTCCACCTATACCATAATTAATCCTAGCTATAGGTTGTTTGTTTTCATCTGTCATACCTACAAATGCCATAAATGTCTTTTTAGTCATACACCATACTGCACCCTCCTCATATGCTTGTGGAAGTGCTGCCTCTGCATCAATCAAGGTATCAAAATCCAATGCAGTTACGTCTAATGCCTGCCCTGTAGCTGGGGTTTCCTTTAATATTCCTTTAGGTTGAGTAGTGCCATTCCCATTTAATATGGCTTGTTCAATAGCTTTTACCATAGCCTCTACTACTTGTCTTACAAAAGCATTTTCAAAAGCGCTAATAGCCATTGTGCCTACTTCCATAGACATAGATATTTCACATCTAAGTTTAAAATTAGTAAATGTAATAACTGATGTGGTTTTCTTTTGCCTATCGGATCCTTGACCTTCTAATACCCATGTGGCAGTTGGTTTTACAGATGAAGTAGGAATATTTATTCCTGCTGCAAAAGATGTTCTAGTAACTAAAGGCAGAATCATACCTGTGGATTCTAGCTGTTCTACTATTTTGTTTACAAGAACTGTTGGTATTGCACTTGCTACATCTGTTGTAAGTGTACTTTCATTGGCCCTTAATTCCATTGGGATAGGTGTCCCTCTAGTTACAAATTGTTGGAATGCACTTCTATATTCAGTAGTATCAGTTATGTCCCCTGTACCTTGATTTTGTTGAGATTGGTTTATCCCATAGGTTCCTAGGACATTAATTCCACCTATAGGATCATTACTTCTAGATTCTCCCTCACCTTCTCCTTCTCCTGAAAAATCGTCTCCCTCTGGATCTTCATCAGGCATTGCATCTATAATACTTCTTAGTTCTTCTATTTCTGCATTTAAAGTTTCTAATTCTGTATTAATACTTCTTAATTCTTCAATAGATTCTGTTTCATTCGCTTTTTTGCCTAAAGCTTGTTTTCTTTCCTGCTTTGACTTTAATATTTTTAACAGTCTTTTCTTCATAAATTTCACCTTAACCTTTCATCAATATTTGTGTCCTTAGTTTCAATACTTCCAATTGCTCTTTTTTAGAGTTATCCAACTCCGACCTAACATTGTCCAATGTTTTAGCTGCATTATCCAATACAACCTGGTCCCTAGCATTTATATCAGTCCCACCATAGGCAGGATAATTAACTGCACTTACTTCTCTTACTTTTTTTACTTTTAAAATATGTCTTGTAGGCATGTCTTTCTCTAAATCTTCCCATCTGTCCTCTTTTACATAAAAAATAAAAGACATTCCATCAATGTCTCCTCTTTTTACTGCACTATGAAGATTTCTAGCCTCTGTATTATTTTCTACATCTAAATCGGCTTTAACATATAGTCCTTTTTCATCTAACTTTAATTGCATTGTTGAATTGCCATTATTCCTTCGACTTCTTGCAAGAGGTATTTTTTGTAGGTCATGATTTATAGAAAGTAATACATCATCAAAATCACATTCATCAAATGCACCTCTTTCAATCACTTCATAAAAATAATCCCCTATATTTGTTTTTTCATCATATACTGCAGCATGACCTTCTATATAATTTCCATCATCTATGGCCTGTAAATCTGACATATTAAAACTTCTAATTACTATTTCATCTTTAGAGGGTAAATTTTTCTTAGCCATCATCTATCACCTCCGTTTTTCTCATTCCTGCTCGTTTCATTTGATACTCACTGGCTAAACCTGTATCTATATAATTAAGGGACATATTTCTTACATCTCCACCCTCGTATGGAGGATAGCCAAATAAAGATAATAATTCATTGTTTGTTAAAGCCCCTCTATTCCCCAATATATCTGCAACTGCTATTTTGTTTTTAGTATTAGTGAATAATAGTTTTTGAGGATAAAATACTATTTCATTCCCTACTTCAAGCTCTCTAGTTGAAAATAAGCATTTAGAAAATGCCTGGCCTAAACTTATTATTACTGGTTCTAATGTTTTTTCATAAAATGCCTGGTACTGTTCATCATCAAAATCTCCACTTAAAATGGGTACTGATACTCCATAATAATTTAGGACCTTGCTTTGCAAAAACTCTAGAGTATCTTTATCTATTAATTTTGGATCTGGTTTTAAGTCTATATAATCTCCTTTTAAATCTAGAGGAAGTAATCCCGATTGGCTAGAGCTAATGGCATCCTCAAATTTTTGCCTTTCTTTCTGTTGTTTTTCATCATCTAGTAATGTATTTATTTTAATTATTCCTCTTATAGTTAAACTTGTTTTTATTGCCTTTTCCAACCCTTGGAGGACTGTATCGTTTATTTGGAGTACCTTCAATAGAGCCTGGTTATCAGGTTGCCCATTCATACCTCCACCCATAATGTCATTAACAGAAAATTTCTTCCTAAGATGAATTAAATTGCTATATGCTAATGTAAATTTATCACTATTTGCAAACCATAATTTTACAAATAGTTTTCCAGATGCGTCTTGTAGAAAGTCGACTTGAGTTGGATTTAATGGGTAAAACCCCGTATAATACCTAACCTCATTCCCCCTATTGTCTACCTTTATCTCGTATGCTGGATATATAAATGCATTGTAATTCATGTATAATAGCCAAATAATTTTCTCTATAAAATCACTTGTAGTCATTAATTCGTTAGGTGCAAATTTGAAAAGTCTATTTATGCTACTATTAACATTGGCCTGCATACCATTTCTATCAGTTCTAATATGCTTGGGCTGTAATTTGCTACATTCAGTGGCTATTACATCAATACACATCTGCACTACATCAGAAGTATAAATATTTTGTCCAAATTGACTAAATATTGGGCTATATCCATCTAGGAGCTTTGCATATTGTAATTGTCTATTTGTTTCCCTATTGCTCATTAAACTTTGAATAAGCATCTGCTATCACCTTCTTCCTTGCAATAAAAAAGGCAAGTGCTAATAAGCAAATGCCTAAAGATATATATCCTGCTGGAATATATATTTTAAATATCCCTTTACATAAAAAATAAATTCCTAAAACCAAGGAAATGTCATCTACAATATCTACAAATATTTTTAATATCCCTTTGAACAACTTTTTTACCATTAGATCACCTCCTAATAAGTTCTAAGAATTCAGTTCTATGGTCCAAATATATTTTATAGGCTATTCCCATTGTTACAGCTCCATCTATTTTCTTATCTTCTTTGCCTTCCACTTTAACTACCAATATTTCTTGCTTAGAATTTATGTTTAATGCTGAATTTTCTAGGCACCATTTATCTATTGGATTATTATTATAAACAATCATTTTACTTCTCAAATCTGCTTCAACTTGCTTATACGCATCTGATAATGAACCATGATCCTGGTTTACCCTGGTGCAATCAAACCCATAGCTTTCCATTTCCTTAACCCAATAAGCAGCACTCCATTTGTCATAACCAGTGTTAAAGACTCTTATCCCATAGTCTTTATATAGTTTTACAAACCACTTTGTAACTAAACTAAAATCATTCTCATTTCCAGGTGAAATAGTTATTAATCCTTCTCTAATCCATTCTTTAAATTTTTCTAAATCTTCTCGCTTTAAGTTTTCTAGTTTAGATTCAGGTATAAAATATTGCTGATAAAAATATTTCTTTTGGCTATCCGGTTTCATAAGTAGTATTCTTGCACTAGCTAGGTCTCCTGTTATCGCTAAGTCTGCTGCTCCTATAGCAAATCCATCCCTAAACTCTTCCAAGTCAAAAGTTTCTTCATTTTTTATATCTTCTGGTGTAAGCCATGCCTCAGCATTGTTTTGCTTAATATTAAAATCTTTGGCCAACATAAATGCTCTCTCAGATTTATCATGCTGTGCTACTCTTATTTGGTCTTCTATATAACTTATCTTTTTAATTTCTACCAAACTTGGATTTGATTTATACCAACTTTCAGGATTTTGCCAAATTTCCTGTTCACTGTCTTGGGTATATAGCCAGACCAACAATGTAGGATCTTCAATCTCTTTATTTAAAATAGCCCTTGCATATTTTAATTGCTTATCCAAATATCCATCATTAACAAATCCTTCTGTAGTAATCATAATTAAAATTGGTTCATCTTTTGTAGATTGAGATTGTTCTATTGATTTTCCTATAACATTAGTTTTCATTTCATGCACTTCATCCAGAATACCAAAGTCAATGTTTCTACCTTCTTTATTTTTAGTCCTATCTGATAATTTTTTTATAGTAGATTTATTTTTAAGATTATACATTCCCTGGAGATTCTTATGACTTCGTTTTTCTAATGCTGGGGACCATTCTCTCATTGAGTTAATTTCATCAAATATAATACTTGCTTGATTATCATCATTACTAGAACAAACTATATCAGTTCCACCATTGCCACAAAAGAATTCACCTAATGCTAATGCAGCACAGAAGGTTGTTTTCCCATTTTTTCTAGCTATTAATAATATGGTTTTTTTATGTTTCCTAAGTCCTGTCTCTTTCCATTTAAAAGAATAAAAAGCCTCTATAAAGGCTTTTTCCCATAATAATAGTTTAAATGGCATCCCAAAGAATGGGCTTTTAGTGTGTTTACAGAACTTTTCTATAAAAATAATCCTAAATTCAGCATCATTATTGTCATAAAAATAATCAGGATTATCTAAATCCTCAATTAGGTTTTCTAATTGCTGGATTAGTTCCTGACCTACTACTATTTCACCAGATTTTATTTTATTATAGTATTCAAGTAAATAAGAGTGCTGTCCATTAATAGTATTATCTTTTAAGTTATACATTACCCCTCATTTCCTTCATAAATTCATCAAATTCATCCTCAGGTTCTATAGCATTCTTTTGAAGTACTCCATTTAAGGTTTTTATTACTATAGAATAGCTATTTATATTTTTAAGATATTGTTTCCCTGCCTCTGTGGGTTTTTGTAACTCTGGATATTCTGGATGAACTTTTACCATACCAGTTTTTCCTATAACTTGTTTTAATATATAATTTTCAGCCTTTAAGAAAGCTGCATCTTCAATAAGACCTTCTACCAATTTCCTTTTAGATTCTTCTACTTCCTGAAATATTTCTTTTAATTTCTCTAATTCTTTTTCATATACTTTTTGTTTCGTCATTTTTTAAAACCTCTCAACTGAATTTCAAAATTTTTGGTTTATGGCAAAGAAGGGTTG